TTTCATGTACTTTTTCATCTTTTTTATGAAGCTTTTCAGTTTTAGCATGAAGACGTTCTTCTTTTTCATGCAATCTATCTTCTTTTTTCTTTAACGGACACATCTTTTTCATTTTCTTCATTTTTTACCTCTTGCTTTAGCTCGCTTAGCAAGTCCAGGATACTTTGCATATACCTTCTTTTTTATTCCTTCGGGATCTGGTGCAAAATGCGCTCTTGCTAATGCATTTCGTGCACGCGCCAAAGTGTTAATGGGAAAGCTATATTTCGAAGCTCCGCCAGCAGCTCCTGCAAATTCTTTGGGAGAGACATTTTTGTACTTCCCTGCGCTTCCGGAGCCCTTTTTTTCCCTCATTTTTGATTCAGTTCCACGAGCGACTTTTACACCTTTAGCTACACTAACTTTCTTTTTACTTGGCATTACCTTTTTTTTCGCCATTCCATTCCTTCAACCGAAGCGGGGAGGGTGCGCTTTCAAACAACTCCCCCCCCAACATGTCTATCGAACTCGAGAAGTTTCTTCAGCAACTAAATATTTATTTAGCCGAACCTGAGTCTTACTTCGTTTAAATGCTATATTTGCCGGTTTCCCTAAGAGTGCATAGGCAATCTTTTTTCCTTTTCCCGGTATGCGTGGCATTACTGGCATCACATATCTCCATCTTCGTCGCCGAGTGACCAAGTCGTATAAACCTGTAAACCAGGACCAACAGATGGCTTAGATGCTACATCGTTGGGATAACGAGAATGATCATATACACCAGCATCAATATAACGAGAGCTGATATAACTGTACTCAGGGAATTCATGATGTATTGCTTGTCTAGGCATGTTAGCCATCGCGGTATGATCTTCATTTATTAACCTCGAATCGCGTCTTTCGCGTGCTCGTCTCGGATCTTTATAATGTTCTAGGAACATATAACTCCTTTATACCTTTTTAGGATAGAAAGAATCTGCTCTTTTAAAATCATCGTAATCCATTTGTCTATCAACGCCAGCAATAGTATCATCCAAAACCTCTGGCATGTATGGTCCAGTTCTTGGATAAGGCTTAATCATTACTTCTTGTGGCATATTTGCAATAGCACTTGGATTTTCATGAATCATACCCGCATCTTGCATTTCTTGATGACGACGTGCTTCTATCCCCGAATACATATCATGGTAGCCCATCATGCGAGCTTTACGTTGCTCAGCAATTTCTTGTCCACGCATATGATCTTTGTATTCCCATGGATCCATTTCTCTTCCGCTATGATTTTCAGGATGAGAACTATGATGCTCTGGATGCTTAGCGCTATAACGTGGCATAGGACCATGATGTTTACGACTGCCATGAAGATCTTCAAATTCTCCATGTGGACCACGTTTTTCATCATGCGCTCTTAAGTAAGCAGCACCTTTAAGATGTTTCTTAGAAGTATGATGTCTTTTTTTTGCCATATTGGCTCCTTGGTAGAAACTGCGGAATTACCGCAAGGTTTAAAATATCCTCTATCTACCCATTACAGGAACTTCCTGTGTGGGCTGCATCGGTTGTGTCGGTACAACAACAGGTGCTACTGTGGGTTCTTCTTCAGATTTTTGCTGCGCTTTCATTATGTTTGAAAGAGCTAATAATTTTTCTATTTGCCCGATATCAATGTTGTCTATTTCCTTGAGTGCTTTTATAAGATTAAGCATGGCGATATCTTCATCTTTACGAGCTGCTGCTTCTCGCTCTACTGCAAGTGCTCTATTTTCTTCAACACGACTCAAACGCTCAAATCCAAGTCCTTCGTCAGCTTTTGCTCGAGCTTGTGCAAGCTGTGTACGAGCCATCTGTTCTTGCATTGCAGCTTCTATTTGAGCCTGTTGCATTTGTTGTTGTTCTTGTTTAGCCGCTTGCACAGCTTCAATTAGCTTTTTCTTGTTTTGCAGAGTGCATGCTTCGAGCAGTAAATCATCAGGAATAGGAACTCCTGCTTCTCGAAGATGTAGAAGTTGAGCAAAGTTCATTTGCTTTTGTGTTGCCGTATTTATGCCATCTTCAACAACTGCATTGTATTTACCAAAGGCCTTATTATAAAATTGTTCAGTAGGTTGTTGGCCTTCTTCGAGAATTTTTGCAACTTTACCGGGCGTATAGTTAGCCTGTATAACATCAATCATAAGCTGACCGAGTAGCCGTTGAGAATGATCAAGCCGATCAAACAACCCTTGTAAAGTAGTAAGACCAGCACCTTGACGCAATTGGGATAAAATACCGGCTTTATCATCGTTAGCGCTTCCCAAGAGTTCTTCATTAACGCCAGATATTTGCGCAATTTCTTCACCTAAAAGCTTTGAAAGCTCTATCATAGATTGAGGAATAGCAGGAGCTATAATTTGTTCAACATCAGTCATCTGGGCTTCATCTTTAAGCGCCAGCCCACGACCTTGTCCAGAAAGGAAAACATCCTTAGGATTGACGAGCGCATTTTCCTTATATTTCCACCCCGAGTTTATCTGAGACTCAAGTATATCGAGCTCTACTACTTTGCGTCGGTTATAGAGATATTGTGAATCGCGCAAATTCCTTACTACTCCTTGAACTCTCCAAGGGAAATAAGGTGATTCAGGATGATAGTAAGCAAAAACTGGTACCAGAGGATATTTATCAATGCCTAATGGATTAGGACCATCATACATTACCTTACCCTGAACTACTATTGCTAGTCTGACGGTAGGAATTTCTTGATCCACTACAGTAACTTGCGGATAAAGTCTTAAGAATTCGCGTAGTTCATCTTCTTTCTCGTGTTTCCACTCCATTGTATCGCCCGTTTGTGCGTCAACGAGCATCTTTTGAGTTCTATAATCTCTGTAATAAAATTCGTCGTAAGTTAAAAGATATTTCATGCCATAGTTATATGACTCCGGCATAAACTGAAACTTGCCGTCTCGGCCAGTTCCTGAATCGTTTCCAATAAGGCCAATAATTTCTTCAGCATGAGTAGGCAAAAGAGAAATACATTCACGCTTAGTAAGAAAGGTACGCTTCCATATTCCAGTACAATCGCTCATATCAGGTTTTCTAAAGTAAGGGTCGACTAGGAAGGAATTGTAGGAACAATTATCTACTTTAATACGACCTGATATGGGATCTTCCCTATAGTCTAGCCAAAGATGTAAAAAATTCATACCAGTAATGAGTGCACCTTCAAACGATTCAGATATCGTTTCGAGGACGCCTTCCTGCTGATTAATATGCATCAAAATCTTAGTGAATTGATCTGCAGTCTCGGCGTCCCCATTTTCTATTGGGGTAACTATGGTAGATTTTCTATTTCTGCGCTGATGGCCGCTGATCATATTCACGATGCGTCGAATTCTATTAAAATTAAATTGACGCCTTCTATTCGCTGGTAAGTTACCATAAAGGTCGTTCCAGAGGGTTTGATCCCCAACCATAAACCTAGTATCTACATCCGCCTCTGACCAGAAAGACTGAGCTATAGTAATCGTTTCAGCATAAAAAGCTTCCATTCTTGAAAGAATAGGCCGATCTTTTTCGGTATAGTATTGCGGTCCTAGTTGAGGAAATAGCATTTAGGTTGTCCCGGTAAAAGAATCTTAAGATTTCTTTTCCGATCCTAAGGCTGTTCACATTTGGATGCAAATTTTTTTTAGCCCGTTCCTAGTCGATTGTTAATGAAAATTATTGACAATATAATAATAGTATATTATGCTATTAGGGAAAGGATCTAATATGAAAACAAGAAATATAACTTTTAGCCTGCCAGAAAGTCTGATTAATATGCTTCAATCTCAGGTTGGAAAAAGCAAAATGAGCAAATTTGCGGCCAAAGCTATTGAGGATGCTATAAATCAAAAACAGGTTCGATTAGAAGCACAATATGCTGAGGCAGAACAAGATCTAGAAACGCAAAAAACTATCGCAGAATGGTCCCTTCTCGATGGAGAGGATTGGGAAGAATGAATTTTCCAATGCGAGGAGAAGTTTATTGGGTTGAATTAGATCCAACCAAGGGAACAGAAATCAATAAAACAAGACCCGCCGTCGTCATTTCAAATAATGCCCAAAACAAGAAGTCCTCTTGCATCATCATTGCGCCTATAACTTCTTCTGATCAAAAAGTTTTTGATTTTCAGGTTAAAATTGATGTCCCAAACCTAAGAGGAAAAATATTACTCAATCAAATTAGAACGATAGATAAATCAAGAATCAGTAAACAGATAACGATGCTCGATGAAGATATTATTGAGCAAATAAATGATGCACTAAAGATAGCTCTGGATTTATTATAATAAAGTCCGGAATGACAAAATTTAGGTCATGAAACTTCATAGTTTTAATTAATTAGAGCGTCTCAGCGATGATTTCAGTAAAATTGCACTGCTTTGACTTTTATGAATTTTAATAATTATACGTCATTAGTAGGAAAAAAATCATCACAAAATCCAAAAAGGATTCAGCCTGAATTTAAATTGACCACTTTAATAAAAAAGAAAACCGACTTCGTATGAGAATCGGTTTTCTGTACATTAAACACTTAGCCGGGTAGCTATCATGTAGGCAAATCTTATATACATTCATGACTAAAATCAAGATCATCTATGGCCAAACGTGCTGAAGACCCATTTTTTGTTTCATCATATTTTGATGATCCAGATGTTGTTTTAGAAGTACCGCTCGAACAGGGACCGTGCATAACAATATGAGATAATCTCAACATACAATTTGCATAAAGTAGATCATAAAATTCATCGCAATCGTAACCACATCCCACCAATAATCTTCCCAGCTGTTTTTCCAAGCACTTAAACTGCGCTATCATGGGTTTTCTGTAAGGCTTGAAATGCCACATCTCATTAATACGATCAAATAGATGAGGATTATAAATAAACATGAGTAACCAGGAAAATATTTGTAATTTAGGTGGTAGCACGTATTAATTCTCGGTTAGCATGAATAGAGCTCACTCTTTGCTGTTATATTTTTTGTAACTATTTGCGGAGAATTAGTCGGAGGCGGATTTCTTGGAAATTTTCCCCGAGTAGCTAAAAGGATAAATAAGATATACCAAAAAAAGATCATGTTAACCTCAATTAATTTCTGGTTCCTCATAAATAAGAAGAGCACTCCAAACGACTGGACCATTAGTAGCAGCACTACTAAACTGAATATCAATAATATTGGCATCTCGAAACTCTTGAAGAACAGAATTAAGCATCATAGTGAATTCTTCTTCGACAAGGCTTCCAACGACTAAATAGCTTTTTAATTTTTTATGTAGAAATTTCATTTAATACTCCGGCAAATCATCTCTAAATATTGCTGGCATATTCGCATTATGTCCCAATACTGCTTCTTGAAATCTTTTCTCAAGAGCTTCAGGCCCAAGCCCATCACGAGTTTTAGGCAACGACAAAGCAAGATATCGTAAAGAGTCAGCCCAATGACTTGACCAATCATGAAGAGGATGATTTTGATACACTTTTCTTCTTACATCAAATTCTTGTCGGTAATTTTCAATAGCTTTCAATAATGGTGCACATGTCACTGAGTCTATCCAGGTTTTTGAAAGCATACTTCTTACAGCTTCAATACCGTCTTCTATAGAAAGGCCCGGTGCTATAATAAACTTAATACCAAGCTGACGAGCTTTTTCTAACCGAGACATTCCGGTGCCGAGTTCTCGGACTTGAATATCATGAGGGGCAATATGCTTGCCATACACATAAGGCTTTTGTTCTATTATTTTTATATAGTGATCCAGGCCAACTTTACTATTTTCGTAACAATCTATAATCCGAACTGTCTGGCCAATGGTCTGAAAAAATATAATAGTTGTTGAATCTCTAACCCCCAAATCCCATGCGGTGTGAACTTTAAAACCAGATTCCCAAGGAACTTGTCCAATTTGCCCTGATACGCGCATCCTATCTAGATATTTTGCATAATATGAACCCTCAACACCCATATCAAAAGAGGTATAATATTCCTGTTGAATCAGATCATCAGACATAATTCCTTCTGCTTTTTCGCGCTCTATTTCCCAAAGAGGAATATGTTGCGTATCTTCAACAGTTAGCCTATAACAGAACCAACTTTCACTTTGCTGGGCTATTTGATAAAGGTCCCATAAATGATTTTTTCCCCGAGGCGTTGACAAAAAGAGGGCCCAACCATCATTGGCCGTTAAAATGGGCCTTATATACTGATAAGCTCGAGGGTCTTGAAGAGCATATTCAGAAAAAACAACGCCTTGGGGATTAGTTCCCATTAATGAATCATAATTATCAGAACCAACTAACTGAATTAATGATCCATTAACGAGCTTAATTTTCATTTCTTGGCTATTAAGAGATTCAATTATTTCTCTGGGCAGGTAATCTAAGAATTTTTTACCTTCATTGGTGATTGAATCCCAGATAACTTTTTTAGCTTGAGAATAAGTAGGAAAGATATAATAATAAACTCCTACTTTTTTGATAGCACATCGTATGACGTAATTAAAGGCAGTGACATCTTTACCGGCACGTCTTGGCAATATAGCCAGTACGCGCTTGAATTTTTTGTTTTCCAGGGCATCCAAAATGGGTAATTGATAAGGACGCCACTGGAATCTATTGAGATGTATTTTTGTCTCTATTGTCATTTTTCTCTAACTCAGGATATTTCTCTATCACCACAATTTTTGTTGAAGATTGGCCTTCATTATCCAGCTTTAATTTCGCTCGCCATTCTTCTGAAGCACGAAGTTCAGGATCGTAAATATGCATTGTACGTTCTACCAACTTCTCCGAAAATATCTTTTTAAATCCACCTTTAAGTCTTCTATTGCCAATAGCTATTTTAGCTTCCTGAATAGCATTCTCCAAACAGGGAAACTCAAGTCTCCAATTTTCTATTGTCGTATGCCTTAATCCCCTTTGTTGCCAAAAATCGGAAAGAATAAGAAACTCGGGATCTTCCAAAGCTGTTCTTTCAAGATCATGGGCAAGTTTTTCCACAAAATTAACTCTTACTCTTTTGTTGTGAAATACAAACTCATCTCTAAAGGGAGACCCAGGATTTGCTTCTTTTTTTGTAGTTGTGCTATTTTTATGAGTTATTTTCTTTTTTTTCATTTTTAATTTCTTCTATGATAAATTCGGTACGAGGAACATTGTCATATCTCTTTCTAGAAGCCACGGAAGTGATAGTACATTCATCAGAAAAAACAACGCCAGTCCCAACTTCTTCTATAAATTTTATAAGCTTACTAATTTCGGGTGAGGCACAACAAAAACTATCCTTAAGTTTTCCTGAGTTCTTTTTGGGCAAACTAAAATAAAAAGATATATCTAAATGCAGAGGTCCCTTTAAAAGATTACGCTCATTATGAATTTGAGCTAATTTGAATGACGCATGTAATTTTTTTTGAGCCTGGATATCCCATTCCTTTCTTCCATGTCTGCATCTCTGCATAGGAATTGGCTCTCCATAAAGCACATATGTATAAGGCTTAATAGTTTGTACAACTTCATTAAATATAGCTTGAGTAAAGCTATTAATAGTATTCATGACGTTCATAAATGCCCTTTCCCTAACAAATTTGAACGGCCGTATTTTAACATCGTTCACAGTTGGATGCATTATTATTTTATTGGGAAAGGTAATTTTGATGTATATCACCAAATTTTGCTGAACATTCCATTAAAATCTCATAAAAATCAGGATCTATTTCATTTTTTATTTTTTCATCATGCCAAGCCTTAAATTTTTCAATTTCTTGTGTAGAAGTCTTAAATTTCTCTTTAGGCTTATAAGAGTCATGATAAAATGGTTTTTTTATTCTTACATCAAATTTTGGTTGTGCTTCGTCATCAGGATGTAGACAAGCTCTCCCCTTTTTAGGGTTTTCTTCCTCTACAACAAAGAATGAATCTGGATTCGGAAACAAGTTTGCCTTTCCCTTCAAACTAGGATCCTCTCTTTTTACAAAAAATAATTTTGCAAAAGAATTAAAACGATCCCAGTTTAACTTTATTCCTTCTTGTAGGCAAAGTTTTTTACAATAACTCCAAAAGACTTTAAATCGATCATTGAGATTTCTTCCATGGATGATCATCTCATCAGCTTGGTTAATAATGGTATCGGGAAACATAGAAAGTCTAATTTTTCCAGAACGCGTTAACTCCATGTTTTTTAAGCTCAAATTTTTTAGGAAATTCTTGCCCTCGTTATACAATATAGAGTTGGTATTATATATACTATTATTACTTAGTGTGAAATCTTGCGAAAAGAGCGTAAATAAAGGGAAAAAAACTAATGAGGCAAGAAGCTTTTTCAACTTCGCTCGTATCTCGATATTGTCAAAGACCGAAGAGACTTTGTACAAGCATGTTTTATCATATCTATAATGTTTATATATAAGATTTTTTTCCTGCAATTTTCTGATCGTCTTATTAATATGTTCACGCGTATATCCGGTAAGTTTTGCAAACGTACTTTGAGACGCCCATATATATCTATATTTGTTAGAAAATTCGGCTAATATATCTAAAACTACACGTTCACCAGTTGTTAATTTTTTTATAAAATCAATTGGATCTTTAAAAAACTCATCGTTAGGTTTTACATCTTCAAGTTTTGTAGCACCGAGCCCGAGCAGCTCTTGACTTCTTTTCTTGAGTAAAGTATTGTTGTTATTAGTAAATTTCACGATCGAAAAGGCCTCCTTGACCATTTTTGGTGTTTGAAATTATACGAGTAAATTTCACGATAAAAATCGGCTCTCTTTGCTGTTTTTATTATTTGAAGTTATCTGAGTAAATTTCATGATCGAAATCGCCTCCTTGACCATTTTTGGTATGTGAAGTTATCCGTTCGGGTTGGTTTAATTATTGTAGCCTTGTAGTTTTGGGAAGAATGGTAGGGCAACAATAATTCTAAAGATTCGTAGATTTTTACTAGGGTTCTTTCTTGAACTCTCATAGGCTTGACCTCTCGGTCAAGCTTTTTATCATTAACTCATATCCGAAATGTACAGTTTGTAGACATGTGGAAAAAATATTTTTCATAATTTTCAATTAGTTATTTTTATAAACAAATTATACTTCATTTTTGTTTCCTTCCCCTGAACAAATACTACTCTTTCTTTCGGGGAACTAGCCTCTCAGAATTTCATTTTGATTGCAAATTTATTTCAAGCTCTTTCTCTTTCTTTTCAATAAAGTTCAATACTCTACATACCCGCTCGTAATCCAACTTACTTTCTTTCATAAGAAATTTCGTAAGCGTAATAACTGACATACCTAACTCTTTTGCCCGTGCACTAAGGGGAGCAGGGGTTAGTTTATCCACTTTATGGAGTCTTCTTCTTAATTTATCCTGATTTTCCATCAGGCATTTAGGGCTCTCCCAATCCATATCAACGCTCCTCTTAAATATAATCTATAGAAATTATATAGGTTATTATTGTACAAAGTCAAGAGAAAAATTGTTTAAAAACCATATACAATTATATATTTTATGATATTCTTATGTAGTAATTTTCTTCCCAAAACTACAAAGGACCACTATGAGTAATCTAGAAATGAAGTTCATTGATGAGCGAATGAGGTGCATTATAGAACTTATGCAAGATGCGCACACTGCTATGCACATGAAAAAGTCAGTTGAAGAAATTGATGAACTGTGCGAGATTATTTCTTATCAATTTAAAGATCTATGCAACTT